AATCTTTGTTTTTGAACTTAGACCACTTTGATGTTTCATGTGAAACAATTTTTAGTTTTTTATTATTCTCTATAATTTTTTCAAAAGCAAATCTTTTATCCTTATTGTTTACCTGCATAAGTATATCTTCATCACAACATAAATCATTTTCATCAACTTCTATCTTCAACACTAAAGAATCTTTTTGATTGTCTGTCACTTGCATTGCTGAATAATAAAAAGCATAGCAGTCTGTTAAATAAATCATATTGGGATTACTAAATAAATTAGCATGTTCCCAATTACCTTTTGATGTTCCTCGTGGAACAATACCATTTTTTAATATGTCATCTAAATACTGAGCATCAGTACCATGATATAGTGTCATTGTCATAATATATTTCTCCTGTTCATGTGGACACATTACACCTAAAGTATCTACATGTAAACCTTTTTTTTATACGAAAAGTAATATATACTCATTGGGGTAAACAACAGGAGTAACAATGATATTAAATCAATACATTAAAAAAGAAGGGATATCAGTATCTAAATTTGCTGATAAATGCAAGATACCATTGCCTACCATGTCGAAGTATTATTATGGAGAGAAGATACCAAGACAAGAGAACATGATGAAGATTTATAAGCAGACAGAGAAGAAAGTAACAGCTAATGATTTTTATGGAATAAAGTAATGTCTTTTCAATCAATGGCATGGGCAGTCAAACAAAATACTAAAAACAGTATCAGCAAACTTATTTTGCTTATGTTGGCTAATTATGCTGATGAAGAACATGCTTGTTATCCAAGCATCACACACATTGCAGAGTTGTGTCATTGCTCAGAGAGAAGTGTTAAAAGACATATAAAAGACTTACGAATAAGAGGGTATATTAAGATTGGTAAAATAAAAGGCAGAGTGAATAATTGTAATAGATATATTCTTGGTAGTGCCAATGCGACACTAGTGACAGAGAATGCAATCGGTAGTGACACAGTTGCCCACAATACTAATATAAAGCAAAGCAATATTTTAAATAAGGTTAAGAAGAATAAAAACTTCTTAGCAGGATAATACAATATGACTAATGCAAAGCATTTATTACACAGAACATTAGACATAGGAAGTGGGTTAATTTTATCAATAATTATACAAATACTTATATTTCCTATGTTTGATATTTATATAAATGTTTGGGAGATGTTTCATCTTGCATTGATATTTACATTCGTAGGAATTACAAGAAGTTATTTATGGAGTAAATATATTTTCAAATACAAATAAGTGAGTTTATAGAAGGAGATGATATGAAAAAGATTGAAGGGGTATATAGAGCAAAAGATTTAACAGAAGATATATGGGCTTTGTATAATGGGAAATCACAAAAAAGATATTATTGTGGTTTCAGTTCGATTGATAAATATTTTAAGATAATAAAACCTTCTTTTAATTTATTTACAGGAACACCTAATTCAGGTAAGTCTAGTCTCACATTAGAGATAGCATTGAGAACTGCAAGAGAACATGGTTTTAAGTTTCTTATATTCTCACCTGAGAGTTCTTTAGCTGTGAATCTAAAAAGATTAGTAGAGAAATATTGTCAGAAACCATTTGATATTATGTTTCACAACAGAGCAGATGAGACAGAAGTATTAGAAGCTATAGAATTTATACATGAGCATTTTCTTTTCATTGACAAGAAAGAAGATAGTCCTGATATAGATTGGATACTTGAAAGAGCAAGATTAGTTCATAAAGAATTCGATATCGATGGCATGATACTAGACCCATACAATGAGATTAATCCTGAGAGAAATAACATCAGAGAAGATGAACATATCTCATTATTGATATCTAAGATAAAAAGATTCAACAGAGAGACACATACCTTCACATTTATTGTGGCACATCCTACTAAGCAGATTAGAGGTGCAGATGGATTATTCTCAGTAAATAGCCTTTATGATGTAAGTGGGTCAGCACATTGGAATAACAAGACAGATGTTGGGGTTATTGTTACAAGAGACTATGAGAATCAATGTACCAATGTAAGGATTTGTAAGATAAGAGAAATCGATGTACAGGGCAACATTGGTGAGTGTACTATCCGATGGAACAACAGTACCAAGTGTTTTGAGGACATTTCTACCTTCTAAAAATAGTCAAAATTAAATGCAAAAAGGCTTGATATATACTTTAAGTATGTAATAATACTTATATAGGGTAATGAAACCTTAGTAAACAAAGGAGAAACAGAATGGTAACAGTTAAACTAAAAAACTTACAAGCTGACAAAATAGAATCTTTATTATGGGATGAGTACACAGTTCTTTCCGACAACAATGAAGATACATCTAATGTTTTAGATATGTTAAAAAGACTTGGTGCTTACATCCCTAATGACTTAGATAATTAATTAAAATAGGAGAAACATAATATGACAAACATGAGAAGAAAAAGAATGAAAGAAAGACAACAAAGAGTATCTGATAGATTTCAGTCTGAACAAAAGTACATAGAGAAACTATTAGATAGAATAGAACTTAAAGCAGAAGATTATACTTGTCCTGAACAAGAGGGTCATTGGTGCTTAGAATCCACAGGTGATAGACCATTCGATTCATACCCTGATGAACAAGATTATCATGTTGAAGACAGGTTCAGAAGAAGATACAAATTACCTGTAATGTGGTTATCTATTCTAAAGAGGAAAGGTCTACTTGATAGACACTACATTGATGATGGAACGCTACATCTACACTTCACAAGCAAATGCAGACTAGGTGGTGTTACAGAATAGTTCACAATTCTAAGTGCAAGAAAGAGAGCAGTCAGAAATGATTGCTCTTTTTTTATTTTTACTGTATAAAAAAGGTGTATGCCAAAACTAGTAGACAAGAATCAAGAGACAGCAGATACAATAGAGAGACTTTCAGGTCTTGGATTAACACATGAGCAGATAGGATATGTGGTCAATCTAAGCAAACCAACCATGTATAAGTATTATCATGAAGAACTTAAATCAGGTAAGGCTAAAGCTATAGCACAGATTGCTACTAATCTTTTTCAAACAGCATGTGGTATTGGTAGAGATGCTTTAGTTGCTCAGATGTTTTTCTTGAAGACACAAGCAGGTTGGAAGGAAACTAACATAGTAGAAGTGGAAAACATTACTGAACAAGATGATAAATTTAGAAAGCTCATTACAGAAATTCGAGACACTAGACCATCAGAGAAAGATAGCATCGATTCTATTAACTGAGTGGTATCGGCACAAAGCTAGAGAAAATCAAGTTGTCAATGAATCTGACCAATACAATATACATTTATTCTTAGCAGGTAGAGGTTGGGGTAAAACCTTGACAGGTGCTTATGATATTATTCAATACTGCTTAATCAATCGTGGTGTCATGTGTGGTGTGATTGCACCAACCTATGGTGATTTAAAAAGAGTTATCTTCTCAGGTGATTCAGGGTTTATGAATATCATCAACAGAGATTTACTTGGTGGTGCAGGATATAACAAGTCAGACAATGAGATAACATTTTACAATGGCAGTAAGATTATTGGATTCCCTGCTATAGAACCTGACAGACTTCGTGGTGTTCAGTTTCACAGAGCATGGTGTGATGAACTTGCATCATGGAGATACAGAGAATCATTTGATAACCTTATGATGGCATTGAGATTAGGACAGAATCCTAAGTGCATTATCACAACAACACCAAGACCAACAAGACTTATCAAAGAACTTGCAACAAGAAGTGATACTGAAGTCATCAAAGGCAATACATTCGAGAACATAGATAACCTAGCACCATCAGCAGTTGCTATGCTCAAAGAACGATATGAAGGCACAAGGATTGGAAGACAAGAACTTTATGCAGAGATACTAGAAGATGTAGAAGGTGCATTGTTTAATCATGGGCTAATAGATGATGCAAGAGTAAGAGAAGCTCCTGAGCTAGAAAGAATTGTTGTAGCAGTAGACCCTGCTGTAACATCAACAGAGACATCCGATGAGACAGGCATAATTGTTGCAGGTAGAGATAAGGACAATCACTTTTATATTCTACAAGATGCTTCACAAGTAACATCACCTGATGTGTGGGTTAAAAAAGCAATAGAGTTATACAATCGTTACGAATGTGATAGGATTGTAGCAGAAGTAAACAATGGTGGAGATTTAATTGAACGACTTTTACGAACACAAGACAGCACAGTTCCTTACACAAGTGTTCGTGCTACAAGAGGAAAACAAATTAGAGCAGAACCAATCTCTGCATTGTACGAACAAAACAGAATACACCATGTCGGGTATTTCAAGGATTTAGAAGAACAAATGTGTCAATTCACAGGAAATAATGTAAAATCTCATGATGACAGGGTGGATGCTTTGGTATGGGCTATAACAAGTCTGCAAAGCTCAGGTAAAGCAATTTTTAGGATAAGTTAAACATGGGATTATTTGATAAATTTTTTAAGGCAGAAGAAAAACCAACACAAAAAAAAGAAGCACCTAAAGTTATGTTTAACAAACTTGATGCTTACTCATCTAAGACCAACAGAAGATACAAAGACTATGCTAAAGATGGCTACCAAGAAAATGCCATTGTGCATAGATGTGTTCAGCTTATCTCTAACTCTGCATCAGCAGTAAAACTATGTGTCTATAGTGGTGATACAAAACTAGACAATCATGAACTTATATCATTACTAGACAGACCTAACCCATTGCAATCAGGTGTAGAATACTTTGCATCACTATATTCTTATTTACTAATATCAGGTAACTCGTACATTCTGCGAGATACAGAATCATTTACACCACCAAGAGAATTATATTTATTAAGACCTGACAGAATACAAATCAGGGCAAGTGAATCAATCATACCGACAAGCTATGACTATGTTATCGATGGCATAGTTAGAAATACTTATCCTGTAGACCCAAAGACAGGTAGTGGACAAATCAAACAGATTAAACTGTGGTCTCCACTAGATGATTTTTATGGACTATCACCAATCGGTGCTAGTGCTTACAACATTGACCAACACAACCTTGCAGGGATGCACAATGTGGCACTTCTTAAAAATGGGTGTACTCCGAGTGGTATGCTTAAATTTGAACCCACAGATGAGACAGGGATGTCTACTCAATTAACAGATGACCAACGAGCTAGATTGCTAGAAGATTTAGAGTTTAGGTTTCAAGGAACTCATAACTCAGGAAGACCGATGTTACTAGAAGGAAACTTCTCATATCAGCAATTAGGCTTGAATCCAAAGGACATGGATTTCTTGGAACTCTTAAACTTATCTGCAAGAGAGATTGCATTGTGCT